TGTGGGTTAAATTTAGCCATTAGAGTCAACAATGGGTCTAAAGTACTTCCTTGTGCAACAGCTTTGATGGCATTTTGCTCATCTTTGCTAAACAAATTCATCTTGTTTTTGTTGGCGGCAAGACCAATAAATCCTTGGCGAATCAACTCACTCTCAGATGCACTTGGATTCAATGCTTTTGTTTCTGCAACATTTAAGATGTTATCAAGAGTTGAAGCACGACTTAGATTACGAAAGTCTTTACGGGCTTCCATGATTGTCTTAACAGCAACATCAATTCCACCTGCACCAGATACCACATCTTTGGGAGACAAGGCGGCAACGTGGTCATCGATACTGTCAACCATTTCACTTGCAAGTCTACGAATGTTCTTGTCTGGGTTGCTTTTTAGATTATTTGCCAACCTACGCATTTGCTCAACATTATCAAAAGTAATGTTTCCACGCTGAAGGATGCTTTCGTATTTATTTAAGATGTTAGCAACTGGTGCGGCATTCTCTGGAATGTAATCAGCAGCATCTAAACGGGACTTTACTTTGTCAACAAGGCTTGTGGCGTTTTGACCTGATATTTCAATACCCTGATCGCTAACCTTTGTGTAAGCACGAGTCGCTTTTTGCTGAACATCAGCCATCGTAGTCGTTGGTTGTTTTCCTGCAGCAAGACGACTAGAAATATCTCCAGTAGTTTTACCAACAGCACCAGACACACCTAAAGCGGCAATCATAGCCGCCATATCGCTACCAGTTACTTCTTTAGTAGCTTCTGCAACAGGTTGTGCAACCATAGGTGCAGTAGTAGCCGCAGGAAGCTGACGAACCAAATCAGCACCAAAGATAGATTTGGGAGCAGTAGCAGCCATTCCACCCGCAGATACCAAGCCTTGCATACCCGCTTGTGCGGCTCTCTCAGCAGTAGTTTCAGGCTCTGGAACACCCAATTGAGTTAAACCTTTGCTTTGCTCTCTAGACAAATAAGGTGCTCTTTTTTCAGAACCAACAATATTTGCTCCAACATTGTATGCACCGCTTAGAAAATCAGTAACAATGTTTGAAGGAGCAGAAACACCAGTAACTACCGCACGAGTAGCTAAACCAGCTTGTCGTTTAAGACGATCAACTAACCCTTGCTCTTGTGGAGCTTCGGCAGTAGGTTGAGGAGTAGGCTGAGCAGAAGGTTGTGCCTCCGACTCACCTAAACTAGCCTTAATCTTGGTTAAAGCGGCTTCATTTGATAAGCCATCAGGTAACTCATAGGAAACACCTTTGTATGTATAAACAGTTGCCATGATGCTTTCCTTTAATCCAACGGAATTGGGTTTTGTGGTGTACCACGACCAGGGCCATAGTAAGGCTCTACACCTTGTGACTTGCGTCTACTATCAATGCGTTTCTGAGCATTCTCTTTAGCTTTTGCAGTAGATTTAGAGAAGTTACTGAGAGCTTCAAGTGTTGTTTTAGTATCATTCCCACCAAAAGCGGCAATAAGTTCATTGGCAAAACGCAAAACGTCTTTGTCAGTCTGAACACCTTTAGCCGCATCAGTCTTCAAGTTAGTCGCCTCTTGGACAGAACGCTGTAAAGCCGCATAGTTTCGGCTTTCAACAGAGGAATTACCAGCCGCATTCTGTGCTTGATAGCGTAGATTATTGACAGGGCCAAGTTCTAAAGGTGGTTTACCAGTCTTAGGATCAGGAGTCAATGTTGCAATGGCGGGAGCTAATGAAGCCTCACGAGCAGTTAATGAATCAACCAACTCAAGTTCTTTGTCCTCTTCCCTTTGCAGAGAAGGAGCAAGGGCTTTAGGGCCTTTAAGAGATTGAGCAAATATTGCCAAATCTTTTTGTCCTTGAATTCGCATTTCAGCAAGTTCTTTTTTATCAGCACCAGATTGTCTAGCTTTTTCAATATCTGCAGCAATTTTCTCTTTTTGCATCTGAAGTGCTTGCTCTCTTTGAGCTGCCTTATCAGCAGAAACTTGTAAAGCTGAAAGAACTTTATCTGGAGAGCCATACTTAGTTAGTACCCCAAGAATCTGATCTTGTGTGGCATTAGGGCCAAGTGCAGACAACTCAGTACGAAGTTTGTTTTCTTGGTCAATACCAAGTTGAGTCTTAGCAGTTGTTGCCAAAGATGCTTGTTCTGCGGCTCTTCTCTGTTGAGTCAACGCCATCTCACTCTGAGCCTTACGAGCCAAGTCTGCAAGAGCAAATGCACCTTGTTGGTCGCCCATTTGAGTAAGCATCTGAGCGCCCTTCATAATTGACTCAGGGTTAGTCTGGTCAATCTGTTGGGCAATATTGTTTCTAGCGCTAACTAACTTCAACTGAGGGTCTTCTATGCCCATAGCACCTGCTAAAGCACCACCAAGACCTCTAGCGCCCGCATAGGTCATTGCCGCACCACGTGCCGCAGGGTCTAGTTGGGCAAGTTCAATACCCTCACGCAAAGAACTTCTACGTTGTTGTTCACCATACATTTGTGGGGTCATACCAAACAGACCCGCTACGATATTTTCTGCCATGATGATTCCTTAGTAATAAAGCGAGGGATATCCCGCTTCTGTTGCAGCAATTGAATTGGGCGTAAATCCTGTTGTCAAACTTGCTTGTGGAGTCCCACTAAATAGTCCACTAGTAAGATTGCCCAACAATTGAGCAAATGCAGGATTAGAAGTTGCACCACCTAATGCAGTAGCGTATGGATTAGTAGTAGCGGCAGCACCTGTAGCCAATCGTTGACTAATATTTGCACCTTCTAATCCAAGAGCACCAGACCTAGCACCCGCAGTAGCCGCTGCTTGACCAAGTTGTGAACTTAGAGTAAATGGTTGTTGTCCCAAAGCCTCAAGATTCTGTACTTGTCCCATAGCAGTCGTGTAAGGAGCATAAGCCGCTTGTTGACCCGCATAGTACTGACCCATTGTTTGAGCGCCAGTACCAAGCAATCCCGCACCAAATGCAACCTGTTGTTGACCAGCTTGTTGAGCATTAGCCGCCAATTGAGCCTCTTGTGTAGCACGAGCGTTATACAAAGCCTGTAATTCAGGAGTAGTAGCACCCAAAGTACCGCCTTGAGCCACAGAAAGACCGCCACGACCTTGCTTTTGTAGTCTGCTTTGTAATGTAGCTAACTCTAACTCTCTGCCTGGTTGCAAGAGAGCCATCTGTTGATTGAGATAGTTCTGAGCAACAGCTTCAGGAGATTTAGCCAAGTACTGATTACCAAGAGTAAATAAACTCTGAGCACCTGTTTGCAAAGGAGCAAATTGAGCCTGTGCCGCCTCTGCTTGAGTAAGACCTTGGTTTGACAAAGCCATGAACCTGTCTTGCTGTGCTTTGGCTTCAGGGCTTAATGTGTATCCTGCGCTTGTCATTTGACCAGTTTTAGGATCAAAGCCAAACTGTGAAGTACCAAAGCGAGTAGTCATTCCAACAGGTCTGAAAGCCGCAGCCTGTTTAGCGGCGGCGGTCTCAGCATCAATCATTGCTTGCGCTTTTTGAGCCGCTTCACGAGATGTTTGTTGTTGTAGAAGACCTGCACCTGTTGTCAAACCAGTATTGAGAATATTACCAAGGTTTGTTCCACCACCAAGAACACTATTTACTGCGGTTGATACACCTGCTCTTGTAGCGGCATCAGTTAATAAATTTGAACCCGCAACAGTTCCTGCGGCAGTAGTAACAGGTAATCCCGCTTCAGCCGCTGCAATTTGCGCTGGCGTTAAACCTGCCGTTAGACTACTTGCGCCTCCATACAATGCGGCTGCTTCTGCGGCTGTTAATCCAGGCAATCCTGCTTCTGCAGCCGCTATTTGTGCCGCTGTCATTCCTGCTGTCAAACTTCCTGACGTTGGTAAGGCAGCCTCTGCTGCTGCAATTTGAGATGCTGTTAAACCTGCCGTTAGACTGCCTCCAAGTGATGGTAGTCCTGCTTCTGCTGCCGCAATTTGTGCTGGAGTAAAACCTGCGGTCAGACTTCCACCTCCAGACAATAAACCTGCTCCACCTGCAATCGCACCAGCACCACCAATTGTTGGTAATAGGGCTTCTGCTGCCGCAATATCTGCTAATGTTATGCCTGCTGTCAAACTTCCAGCACCTGCCGCACCTACTGCTGGTGCTGCACCACTAAATAATCCCTCTGTACCAGGTATTCCAAAATACAAAGCACCAATGGCTAATGCAGGTGCTACCCAACTAGGAACATCAGAACTATCACCACCATATACGGAATAAAAAAGAGGATTGCCAGAAGCATCAAACTCAACACCATAAGCAGTAGAGTCTTTTCCAACAAAAGTTCCTCCCCAAATATTGCCTTTTGCTTTGTCATAGAAAGGTTTTATTGCCTCTCCTGTGGCTTTGTTGAAATACTCTGTTTTACCATCAGCAGAAGTGCGCTGACCAAAATCATCAATGCTTTTAAGACCCTGACCAGCCAACATTACACCCATGTCATAGGCATTCTTTGTAGCAGAACCAAAACCTTCACCACCCCACTTATCGGTAGTTCCTTGAGCCAAAATCTGACTAGCTATATTGGCTGCTGCGCCTGTTGTGGGCAGTGTATTAACAACTTCTTGTCGGGCAGAACCAAGGAAACTGCTTTGCTCTCCTGGTTCAATAGTCTCGCCAAACCTGTCAAGCTCTGCTTGAGTTGGCGCTCTACCAAATGTATCTGCAAATAGTTTAACTGTAGAATTTGAAGCTGCAGTAGTTGTTGCTGTTGCTCCTTGATTAGCCACTAATGATGGTGTTTGAGCCGCTACTACAGGAGCAGTAACGGAAATAGCTTTAGGGGCTACTCCAGTAGTAGTTGTTTTAATCGCATCAGCTAAATTATTACCTAATAAACCATAGGTAGCAGCCGTTGGGTGAACAGGGTCTGCGGCTGAAGTTGCATTCGTTAAACCACTTGTATAAGTAAATTTATCATCTAATGTTGTTCCTGTTTGTTTGGCAATATCTCTAACAACATCAGCGTATGCACCGACATTTTGCGCCCAACCTTCTGTAGAACTTGTAGAGTTAGGAGTTTGAAGAATAACCTTCTTGCCAACAGCTTGAAGTGTTTGAACAGCAGTTAATAGGTTTCTAGCAAATGTAGCAGGGTCTTCATTGCGATATGCCTCGTTCATACCATAGTTCAATACCACAGTACCAGCACCACTTGATAATGCTTTATCAAAGTCAGAACTGTTTAAAAAGTCACCAGCAGTTGTTGAGTTGATACCCAAGTTAGAAACAGAATAATCGCTACCTAAAGCCTTTTGAGCCGTAGTAACCATGTTTTCTGCTACTTGATTGCCTTGGTTATAGCCCCAAGTTGTAGAGTCTCCAACAGCTACGACCTTGGTAGGGTCTATCTGTGTTGCTAAAGGATTAGCCGCTATATAAGCAGCAACCGCTTGGGAATTAGCGGCTTGTGGTTGTTGTTGTACTGTTTCAGCTACAGACTTATTAAAGTTTGCATATAACTGATCTGGAGTAACAATACCAGCCTTTAGAGCATTTAACCAAAAGTTATAGCCCTCTTCGTCAATCTTACCTGCTCCAGTACCAATTCCTGTTCGTCCAACAGAACCATAAGCACCTTGAACAATATCTTCGTATGATATAGGCATGATTACTCCTTATTATGCTATTCCAATTGGCTCAACCCAATCAGGATTATGAGGCCAAGTGATAGTCGATCTTGCATCAGAAACAGTCGATGGAAAGTCTCTCAATGTCTGACGATATGTTGCCCACTCATCTTTCTTTGGAATGGTGCAATCAGCAATCTGAGTCCAATCGCAAGCTGTTAACAAAGTATTGCGTGTGGCTCTTAGTTGTGCCATTGCAGAATCTTTGGCTGCTTGTATTTCTTCAGCACTCATGTCAGCCACTTGGACAACAGAAACAAATGCACCATCGTCATAGGCAGAGCATGAAACCAACTTCTGAGTCAGTCTGTCATATGCTTTGAAAGCATTGACCTTCTTGGCATTGTTGGCAGTCAAGAATTCATCGCTTGGGCCACTTGAGTTAAACGATGTATTGCTAAACAGTTCACGATAATCGCCCACTGTAATTGGTGTTGTCAAAATTGCTATTTGCATAATTTTTCCTTAGACGGGGCCAGTATTTAAAAATGCCTCAGTTGGCGATGTAAAGTTTGCTGTGTATCTGGCATAACCATTTGTGATTCGCAAATCATCCATGTAGCCTGTAAAGTAATTACTAACTGTGGAATTATAAAAATCCGCACCAACTTGCAATCGACCTGAAAAAACAGAAGTGTTTGTTGCAGGTGTTCCTACACTTGTACCATTCAGATATAGTTTTATATTTCCAGAACCTGTACCATTACGAACTACTGCAACATGAATCCATGTGTTAGTGGAAATATTTCCACCCGTCATAATTATAGAATTGTTGGTGTATAAGGTTAATGCATCAGCACTGTTTTTATAAAATAAAAGACCAGTTGAGCCAATGTAATCGCCAATGTTAATGATTGGTTTATTACTACCAGAAGTCGTAGAATACACCCAAGCCTCTAGGGTAAAGTCACCAGATAAGGTTGAAGTTGGAACTGATGGCTCATATAAATAATCCCCTGTCCCATCAAAGTACAAAGAACCTGTTCCATACTTCTTAACGCTTGTAGAAATCTGTGCATTGCCCACAGCTTCTAAGTTTTTCATCATGGCATTGTCAAAGATTGCGCCATTGTTCATTCTAGTTAACAATGATGTGCCTGAAACAGTAGTCAATGGTGCAGTTGGCACAGTCAATGTTGTTAAAGTTGGGTCATAAACTGCCGTTCCCTTGACTATACGGGCATTAGAAATATATCCGTCAAAATAATAACCATCTGTGTCATAAAAAAATCTACCTAGATTCATTGCGCTTCCAGATGAATTTTCTGAATTAGTTGACGATGCTTTTCTTATTCCATTAACAAATAAAGCAGCATTTGTTCCCGAACGAACACCAACAACATGAAGCCATTGGTTTCTTGGAGCAGCTTCCGTATCATCTAATCTTAGGGTATTAGTAAAAATAGTAAATGAAATACGATTATCATTAATTACTAAACTTAGACCAGGATAATCCGTACCCGCATCAAGAGGACGGCCTGAAATAATTCCTTGGTATCCGCCTGACCCAAAAACATATATCCATGCTTCTATAGTTACATTTCCAGTTCCAATTGTAAAAGCTGAATTGCTTGCTAGACTTAAATAATCTCCTGCGCCATCAAGGTACGCTGAACCACCAATCACACTAGAGTCGTATGCGGTAGCCGTACCAAATGGGTTAAAGCGTTGAACGCTTGTTGATGAACCATTTATTGTGATTGTCTTAGGGCTTGAACTACTGTCAACAAATCTATTTGCCTGTGCAGTCAAAAGCACAGTACCTGAGATTGCCGTTAATGGTGCAGTGGGGGGCGTGAACGCACTTGTGTAAACAGCAGAAGAAACCAAACGAACATTTGAGATGTAGCCTGTGCAGTTGTAAGCGTTGTTTGGTCTAGCACCAATTCCAATGTTAGCGTTGTTTCCTACTGTTGCTGATGAACTAATAGTTCCCTTAGAAACACCGTTGATATACAAAGTAATTGTTGAGCCACTTCTAACCATTGCCGCATGATGCCAACTATTTGTTGATACTGCACCCGCAGAAGTTGAAACTAATCCAAGATTGCTACCACCCCATTCAATGCTTCCATCTGCTGAATAGTAAATTTGAAAATTGTTGCCTGTGTATGTTTGACCAATAGGCATCACGCCATCAATGTTGGACAAATTAGCCCAATACTCAATGGTGAAATCTCCCGAAAACTGATATGAAGTAGAGGCAGCAGAAACTAAATAAGACCCTGTGCCATTAAAGTAATTAGACCAATTAGACCCATAAGGCGAAAAAGAACCTTGAGTTGTATTGCCGTTGCGGGTAATGCTGAATGCGTTTGTACTGCTGTCTAAGAATGTATTGTTCTGTGCGCCATTAGTCCCGTCACCATGCAACAGCATAGTGACGTAGTTAAACTGTGCATCTACGGGAGCAGCAGGAGTACCCGCCCCCTTGTTCAGTTTTTTAGCCAACAACATTAAGCACTCCCTGCCCAATTACCATAAACTGTTCCACCAACTTGCCATATAGTAACTATGTTCATTGATGAAGCCTCAAGTGTTGGTGCAGTTCCAGTACCAGCTACGCTAATCCATGTCATCGTAGGCCATGTGACTGTGTAAGTAGATGGATTGACCATCAAAACTACAGACTGACCATCTGCTAATGATTCAGTAAAAGTAGTGTTAGAACCAAGTGTTTTTGTTTGAATTGTGCCGTTAGCAGGATCAATTGCAGTTCCTGACAGAGCATAAACAGTTTCAACATAACTTGTAACTGTTGGGTTTGTTAGTGCAGCGTTTGTTCCAAATACTAAAGCTCCCGATCCAGTTTCATCTGTTACAGCAGAAGCTAAATTAGCACTTGAAGGAGTTGCCAAGAAGGTAGCTACACCCGTTCCCAATCCTGATACACCAGTAGATATTGGAAGACCTGTCGCATTAGTTAGTGTGCCTGAAGATGGAGTACCCAATGCACCGCCAGGGGCAACATAATCTGTACCCGCAGTAGCGGCAGATAGTGCCGTTCCATTGCCCTTCAAAACACCCGTTATAGATGTTGATAAAGTAATAGCAGGGGTTGATGTCGCATTGGCTACTGTTCCCGCTAAACCATTAGCTGAAACAACAGAAACGCTTGTAACTGTTCCTGATCCACCGCTAACTGTTGCCCATGAAGCATTTGTTCCGTCAGTAGTTAAATACTTACCAGAATTAGTTGCTTGTGCAGGTGCTAGAGCATTAAAAGCCGCAGTAGCAGTAGTTTGTCCTGAGCCGCCATTTGCAATAGGTAAAGTACCTGTTACACCTGTAGACAAAGGTAAACCTGTTGCATTTGTCAATGTTGCACTTGTTGGCGTACCTAAAATAGGTGTTACCAAAGTAGGTGATGTTGCAAATACAGCAGAGCCTGTTCCTGTTTCATCAGTTAAAGCCGCCAAAAGGTTGGCAGAACTGAATGAACCCAGAGAAGTTGCATTACCAACAGAAGTAATTGCACCTGTTAAATTAGCATTTGTTGTTACGTTACCTGCAGTCAGGCCAGAGGCAGTCCCTGTGATATTTGTGCCAACCAATGCGCTTGGAGTTCCCAAAGCAGGAGTTACTAGGGTAGGAGAGGTTGCAAATACCGCTGCTCCACTTCCTGTCTCATCGGTTAAAGCTGCCGCTAAATTTGCACTACTTGGAATTGCTAGAAAAGTTGCTACGCCTGTTCCAAGACCTGATACACCTGTGCTGATAGGCAAGCCAGTAGCATTCGTTAAAGTGCCGCTAGTAGGAGTTCCTAAAATGGGAGTTACTAGGGTAGGGCTTGTGGCAAACACCAAAGCACCAGAACCAGTTTCATCTGTTACGGCAGAAGCAAGGTTGGCACTAGAGGGCGTAACCAAGAATGTCGCTACACCAGTACCAAGACCTGAAACGCCTGTGGAGATCGGCAGACCTGTTGCGTTAGTCAAAGTGCCAGAAGCGGGAGTTCCCAAGACTGGAGTCACTAGAGTAGGACTGTTTGACAATACTACTGAACCTGTGCCAGTAGAAGAAGTTACACCTGTACCACCATTAGCAACAGGAAGAGTGCCCGTGATGTCGGAGGTAGAAAGACTTACTGCATCCCAAGAAGCATTAGTGCCATCGCTTTGCAGATATTTGTTTGCAGCAGATGTTTGGCTAGGCAAGAGGTTATTCAAAGCACCTGCGGCTGTTGAAGCGCCTGTACCGCCATCAGCAACTGCTAAGTCTGTGATACCTGTGATTGAACCACCAGTAATTGCGGCAGCAGAGTTGTCTGTCTTTGTTGCAATAGCAGTCTGAATATTATTAAATTCAGTATCAATCTCAGTACCCTTGACAATCTTTAAAGGATTGCCAGGCGACAGATTGTCTTTTGTTGCAAAATTAGTGGTTTTGGTATAATTTGACATGATTTATCCTATTTTGCCTTCTTTGGCTTGAATTTCAATCTTTTGTAGGGAAAAAGAAACTCCGTTAATCGTTGTTTCATAACCAGTTTGAATAATCTTTCCCGCACCAGAAGCGTTTGCTGATAGCGTCTTAATTGGAACACCACTTGTATATTCAGCAATGTTGTACTCAGCAGTACCATACTCATAGCTTGTCTGTGAAGGAATGTAGACATTCTCTGCACGATAAGCACCAGAGTAATCAAACCCCCAATTAATAGACAAAAACTGATTTGATCCACCAATCACAATGGCAGTTACAGACTTCAGAATTGAAATCTGATTAGGGTTTCCCAAGTCGGCATTGTTGGTGTAATACGCAAATCGGTATGTATTGGTATCATCAAGATAAGTTCCATATTTACCGATGTATCCATTCTTACCAATATATAAGTCGCCATTACGTAAAGAACGCAAAGCAGTAGGTGCAATTGAATCCCATTTCGTTACACGGGATGACCCATCTTGTAATGATTGCTTGGTATCAAAGCAATAAACTTGGAATGTTGCGGGCAAAACAAGCAGATAAAAGGCTTCTTTTTCTGAGTAAACAGACTTCAAGTTAGCCAATGTTTCGCTTGCTAATGATGAGTTCAGATCAAAACGAACATTCTTAGATAAATCTCGCAATGGAGCAGACTTCTCTTGAATAGTCCTCATCAATGAACGAACACCTGAGTCTGACAAGAAAATCACATCAGAGCCAACGCTTTGAATGGTGTCTCTTGCTATGCAACCAATAGAGCCAATTGTGTCGCTCAGAACAAGAGATGCGGGTGTAGAAGCACCAGAGTAAACAAGAATCTGTCTCTTGCCAAAGATGAACAGGAAATCATTGTGAGCTGCCAAGCCCATGATTTCATCAGCACCATTAGGCCATACACGGGAGACATCTAATGAGCCTGAAGTACCACCCCCCCATACATGACCTGCAATCAGATCAGAGAAGGTAACAGTCACTTTGTCAGAAGCAGTATTAGCCACCCATAGACGACCAAAAGCTGAAATAGCGATATTGGCTTGAGGAACTGTAGCTACATAACCAGACTTCTCTGATACTCTACGATAGGTAGTCGTACTTACTGCGGGGTCATAAATTAGTGGATCGTGACCAGTTTGAAAGAAGTATGCAATGCCATTTAAAGATGCACATTGCCAGTTAGATGCCGTGATAGTAGGGCCAGAGCCTCCACCACCATAGGTCAACTCAGTAA